TTCAATGATGGCTGATATCTCAGGTCATAATCAATCTGAACGACCAAGAAACATGATCCCGATTATTCAAGAAATTGAACAATTATTTGGAATTAATTTCTTAACCAAATTGGCATTTGTGTTCAATAACATCGATGTAATTTATGAGACAGATGAAAGTGACTACCGATATTATTCAAAGCATCAATTAGGTGCTATTGAAGGTTGGTTCAATCCACTTTGGTGCCTACAATCATCTTTGATTATGTCTATCATTAATTATGATAAACAATTTAAAGTGACACAAGAGCTATCTTACAGCGATGACATGGTTCAAGATATCAAAATCCTCCCAATAGTTGACGAACAAGGACAGAGCACTATTAATACAGATCGTGTTCTTCTTGAAATTAAAGACGAATTTTTCAAGTTTGGATTTATGGTTAAATTTAGCCAAACTTGTATCTCAGACAAACGAATCACGTTGTTAAAGAAGACCTATGTCAATGGTTACGAAATGCCAAATGAACTAAAGCGAATGTTGGCTTTTAGTACTTTTTCGTCAGATTTGATTTATAATGATTTAGTTGAAATTGATTCAGCAAATTCATCATTTTCATCAATGATTGAAAACTCGATTAACAATTATGAATTGCTTGTCTATAGATGGATGAGAATTGTTCCTTATATTATCGAACGGTTTGCCTCTTTTGTTTACATGTACAAAGACAAAGTTATCCCATTTGATCTATTGAAAACAATTGAAGGTATTAATGAAAATATTAAGACAAAAAATACTGAAGAAACTAGAAACATTCGACAAATTACAATTAATCTAATTAAACAAGAAATAGTGACTAACAATGATTTTGCAAAGTTGTTTTATACTTACTCAGTGCTGCCAACCTCAGTTCAAGGTGTAGGAGTTATTCCTTATCTTTTTGCTGCAGTTTCTGGTTATAGTGACTCTTTTATCAAAAGGGTAGACTATGCAATCTCTGGGCTACTGAGAACCAAATGTACATATTTGAAATTTGTCAACGATTTCGTGTACAGTTCAATCGAATTTGGAAGCATGGAGAAATTTGTTGATTCAAGCTTTCCAATTAAAAGTATGAGAGACCACCCAACTATCTTTGTGAAAAAACACCTATCTAAAGCATTAAACGAAAGCATTGATAAAATTAAGAACAAAGAACTTCGAAAAGCAATCCAATTACGTGAATCTTCTAAAGTTCAAACTAGCATTGTGTATTGTGCTATTCTTGAGACGTTTGCAGAAAGTTACTCATTTCGCATTGGTCGCAAGTTCGCGGATTCAATGTACAAAGAATATGTCGACTACATTGTGTCAAAATTTCAATCTTCATCTACTATTTTGAAATTCATTAAAAATCGGAACCGATTTCTCAGCCAATATGCTAAAGTAGGAAATTACATCAAAATGATTGAATTGAGAGAGACAAAGACGGTACTTACACAAAATGAATTGGTGGAATTAAGGAATAACTACGCTAAAGAACAATTTAACATCACTTATTGTGCTGTCGAAGAAGTGTCTCTTGTAGACATTTGTCGTCGATTCCCTAGTGGTCCAATCCAAGTTGTGAAATTACATGACAAAATTAAAACCAAATTTGAAGGAATCACTCATTTTCGAGCATATCGTATGAATAAGGGAATTAAGCCAAAATACCGAAATAATGGAATTGATTGGTACTTCACTAGTTGGATGCATTACAAAATGTTTGACCTAGCGAGATTTGTTACATGGCTTATTGAAGATCAAAAAGTAAATGCAGAAAAAGACTATACTAAAGAACTATTTAAACTCGCAAACATCATATTAAGTGAATATTCAACTTTACGTATGGAGGATCTTTCACCACATATCGCTTTGCCTGCTGGAGGTCAGATCTTTCATAGAGTTGATAATTCTGGATTCAAAAGTTCTTCAAACATCCGAAAGAAACTTCAAGACGCTAGCAACATTCATCCTTTAGGTATTAATCGACTTTTAATGAACAGGGCTTCAGCTGAACACAACGTAAACGTCGAGTTATTTTCAGCATTCTTAATTTTCAAGAAATTGATTTTGGAAGAGATGGGATTTCGAAACAATATTGAATTGATTCTTGACGCTCAAAAATCGAAACTGATAATGGACGCACGAGTTAGTTTAAAAATCCAATTAACTTCTTGTGAGCTTAATGACATCGGAAATTACACAGATGTTGAAGTTAGTTTCAAAGACAACATTCAGATTTTTCACCTAGCATCAAAATTGCTTAGAAATTGTCCTGCTATCGATGACATTCCAGTTATTCTAAGTGATGGAAAAGATTTAATGTCTCAAGATTTCATGACACTTTGTTCATCAATCAGTCAGTACATGAAAGAGATGAGTATTGCATCCTTAAATGATGTTGACAATGACATCTTAGACAAATTTATTCACTCGTATGGATTTAAAATGAGCATTAGAGAGTTTAAATCAAAGTATGAAGCACAATACTTTTTCAATGAAGGATTCCTTGATTCTGACAGGAACAGTCACATCCGTAAAGTATTGAGCTTAAAATATATTGAAAAAATTGATGAAAGCTTCGATAGCAAAAGATTAGCAATGAAAATCTTCTTAATTAACACGTCGCTTAGTTTTACATCTGAGAATGTCAATCCTGGAAGTGATGAAATTACAATTATCACTGATGTTGATCTAACGATCAGTAATTATGCAAAATTATTTATTGATTACTCTGAAACGCTCAAATTAGGGCAGATTAGTCAAGAAATTGTTCGCAGAGTTATCAGTAGGATTGATCTTGGATACCTTCAGAAACTTAATGTGCAAAAACTCATTAAAGAACTGTGTAACGAAACAACTGGTACTTATAACATGCCACATTACACAATGATGAAATTAGATCCTCTTTACGATTCATTGTTGAACGAGATGAGCATTTATAATAATGAAATTACGATTAATTACAGTCATTTAAGATTGAGAAATGATCGTAAGCACAATTTTTACAATTTCAGACAATTTATTGACAAATTCGAATCTCTATGCTCAATGAGATGTGCCATAGCTGGTTACGAATCTTCTGTCGGATCAAACATGTACCATACTGCAATTGGACTAATGAAGAATTTCCTTCGATCAAAAGTGGCCGATGTCACACCAGGCCGCGGTGATTTTCACAACGCTATGGAAAATCTACAAATCCGACATGTATCAGTTAAGAGAGTTGATGCGTACAATAAAATCATTTCACATCCAGGTATGATTGCTAAAGATAGTTTCAATGCATTTGACATTAATCAACTTCGCGAGTATTTTGACATGGACCTATTCTTATATGACATTTCGCACAGTAAGGATGATGATGAAGTTGAAGTTTGTTTACTAGAACTATTAGATTCTAACAAAGAAGTATTACTGAGATTAAACCAATTCCCGTTAGAAAAAATTGACTTTAAAAGAGAAGAGTGGAGTACAATTGATAAGACTATCTATTATCCTTCAGGCGTTGTCTACAACTGTGGTTACGTTTACTTGCATTTAAAGAAATCAACCGGTGGTGACCCGAGTATTGGAGCAACTATTTACGAAATGCAAAATTCAATAGCAGTCATCTGTTCCAAAATAATGATTGCCAAAGAGGCAATTCAATCTGCAGATTTAATTCCGATCTGTGATAAAAGTCATGAAGAAATGTCAGACCAATTTATTAATGAAGCTATAACAGCTACCGATTCGGGAGAACTTGAATTAGGAGCGGTAGTTAGTGATATGCTAGTCAGTCTAGGAAATTCATTTGAAGACTTTATTACAATGAATTCTATTGTTGCAGCAGATTATAAGACAGTTATGGATAACTTTGAACTAAGACTAGCTGGACCACGAGTATTAATGGGTGAAATTCCAAACAGGTCAGACATCATTGTGGTGAAAGAATCAATGAAAACCAGGGATGTGATTAAATTACAAGCAAAGGCATTAAGAGACAATGTTCGTGTGTATACAGACTACATGGGTTGCAAGGCGTATACATTCATTCAGGATGTTGAATTCGAAGACAGAGTTGGATTTCTAAATTTTTGGAACTGGCTATCGGAATTAAAAGTACCTACATTGAAAATGAAAAACTGGGCGTACTTACTCGAAATTATTGAACACGAAAATTTTGACTTTAATAAACTAAAACTATCATCAGCTTATAAATTGATTACTGATAAAATCAAAATGAAGACATTTTCCACTGGACTAACATCGAAAAAAGAATTAATGTCACAAGTTAAGTTTGTGGCTAAATGCAAAGTGGACGGTATTGCTGATCCATCTAGTGAATATTTGCTAAAAACAAGACCTACAATTGGGTCATTCGATCGTCTATTGAAAAATGAAAGAAAACTAATCATCCGTTTGCGCCAAATTGAAAAACGAATCAATTTAGAGAATTTTACAAGAGAAGAAAAATTGGAAATTTCTCGCTTTGAGCTTCCTGTTAATGTCAATAGAGATAACTTGAAAAAAGCAAAAAAGATTATTGAATTTGATTCTCAAGACATTATTAATAGTTATGTAACTCTTCCTGAAAGCATGACGAGTCAAGAAATGATTAATGCACTAAAAGAGGCAAATCCATGGATCGGAAAATTAATGAATACAATGATGACAATGTTAGGTCATTCAGGAGAAGTTGAACGAACTGAAAATGTTGAAGCAGATGTTGAAACTGAAGCACCAGTGTCACTTGTTGAAAATCTACAAAATATCACTTTGGAAGGAGACAATGAAGAATTCGAGGATGACTACTTTGAAGACCAAGGTGACTACTAACAAAGTTGCTTTTGCCTAGC